TTATAGCGCGAGCGTAGCGCTTTTGGCCGGTTGTTTTGTAACGTTGAGATAAAGCGCAAGCACATTGTTTATAGTCGTTCCAGCAGCCTGCGAGGCAGGTTGTCAAATGCGCCGATTGTAAAAGAGGGTTAAGTTATTGAAATTACTATATGCAATATACTGAAAATGTCAATATTTTACCACAATCCGCAACCTATGCGCAACCAATTGCCGGGGTCTGCAAACTCAGCTTGATTTATGTCTTGTTGAGATAATAGAATGATCTATCAAATTCCAGCAAAAAAGAAGGTAGAGAAAAGTTGCGGGAAAAAAAGGGTGAGAGCACAACGAGGTTTGAAAAAGTAATTACGATCACAAAGGCAGCGGAGATTTTAGGCGTGAGCCGGTCAACTATGATAAAATACATGTCGGTAGACACCATCATTTCACCTTCGGATTGGTTTCGCTTACCCGGTGGACATATCAGAATAAAAGAGTCAGCTATTTTGAAGTTAATGAAACAATGAAAGAAAACAGACCCTCATTAAATCCCGTTACACAAGAAGCAAAAATTCTCTTGAAAGAATGCCCGACGAGTATTGTTGATTTCTACAAGATGTACCTGCCCTTTTGGGGTGATTTGATTGAAAATGAAATTAGATTGAGATTGAAACATGGGGCATACCCAAAAAAGGAGAGAAGCGTAAAGGATATCGAATATTACTATTTCGGTATTATGAAATTTCTTTTGTCATTTAGTCACAAATTGATGAAACAAATTCCAAACTTGCACTACCTCGCTCTTAAAATGGATCCGCAAGCCTTTGCTGTCGATCTGTATTACAAATCAAAAAATGGGACAGAGGATCCCCTAGAAGCAATTTGCCGCCATTATAACGGTTTGAGGGCGTGGTATACTGCCTTAAACATTTTGGGGTACTACCGCCTGGCGATTGAAGATGAGTGGGTTGGTAAAGAAGTGGCAAAAATCATATTGGGCGACAAGAAGAACGCTAATTTTACGAAATTAATACGCGGTACGTTTAAGAAGCTGGGTCCTGATTATTCTGATTTATGTCAAGATAATCCTGACGAAATAGCATCGTCGTTAAATTTAGCAATTGCGCAATTATTAGACAAAAGCGAGAAAGAGGCGTCTAAGTTAAGCGATCTTCCTCTTATTAATGAAGAAATAGACGGCTCGTTAAATGCCATGGTAGTTGAGGGCATAATAAATACTTTTTCAGGTAAGACCAGGCAACTTAAAGATGCTTTGGCTGGGCAACCAAATAATCCATTGGCAGGCCAATATCACATTGTGATGCAGCGTGCCAGGGAAATGGCGTTAGTGAGTTTGGGCTTCGGGAAACCCGAAAAAGGCATATTGGAGAAAAATTATACTGAAGGCAATAGAGAACAGAACCGGAAGGCGCTATTAGTTCAGAAGGAACCGTTGATGATGCATACCTGTGAAATGGAGGAAATAAAAGATAAAAGGACGGAAGAAGATATAGAAAACAATGTCATAATATCGGAAATTATTCAAGAATTAAGAAATCAAGTAAATCCAACAAGTAAGGATATTTTAGAAGAGCTGAACAAGGATCCAGATGTATCCAATACACAAATTGCTAAAAATATAGGTAAAGATGTGAAAACAGTTCGGAAGTACCGTACTATGCTCACCACTAAGCTTGTCAAGCTACTCTCTCCTTTAAAATAAGCCTTCCACACTTCCCATTTAAAAATTTTTTCGATTTTCAAAAAATAATTTCCCCGTTTTTTGAAATTTTGCCTGTCTATATATATAGAGGCACAAAAAAAACTGGAGGAATGGATATGCTGAATGGAAATAATGAAAATGTTCCTGTCATCAGGATAGATGTGGGGGATCGCGGAATTCAACGGGTTATCATCGGAGCTTTTACCGACTTGCAGGAAATAGGATCCCTCAGCATTTATTCAAAAATTCGTCCGACGCTAAAGGAAATTGATCGCGTTTTGAATACTTGCGATTCAGGGAAGGCAGGAAAATAGCCATGCAAGGTTGGGCAAAAGTCAAACCTGCAGCACATTACGCGGGGATCTCGGAGCGAATCTTGAGAAATTGGCTCAAATCTGGCCTGAAGTATTCGAGGCTGCCGACCGGGACGATTTTGATCCGGTTTGCTGACATCGATCAGTACCTCGAACAATTTTCAAATTCAGAGGATAGGGTTGATCAACTTGTAAGTAAAATTAGCAAAGAGTTTTGCGCAAATTAAAATCAAGGAGGAATGAACTATGAACAAAGAACTCGGAAAGGCAGAGAAAACGGTGGAAGAGCTGGAATTTCAGGGGAAGCGGCTTATGAGGCAGAAGGGAATGTCGCGGGCTTCAGAGTTGCCCTTCAGGATGTCAAAAAAGAAATCGCCGCAGCTCTAGTTGAGGAATCATTTGAGGCGGAGCTGGCCAAGCTTAAAAAAACTCAGGACAAAATCAAGGGTGAGCTGGAAATGGCCGAAATGCTCATCCCGGGGTTAACAAAGAAGATTTCAGAAAATGAGGAATTACTGGAATCGGAAAAAAAAGACCGCGATGCGCTTTTCTCCGAGCTGGCAGGAAAATGGCTCGTGAAGGAAATGAAGGCATTTGATAAGGCAAGCTTTAAGTTGGCCGGGGAGACGAAGAGATTACTCGCCTGTTTTCATCACCTGAGGGATCTCGGAAAGAGTGAAATATATTATGGAATTATTGGAGAGGGATATAAGTACCTCCCAGCAACGCAAATTTTGAGATTGGAGGATTTCAATTCTGGCGAGTTCATGGCTAAAACGTATGTGCGTCCTATACCTGACGATATCAAGCAGGTCTATGAGGAGATAACTGCTTAGAAGGAGGTGAATTTTCGTGAAAGAAATTCAGAAACAATTATTTTATCGGTCAACAGAATTTGATCGATCTAGGGTGGATCAGAAAAAACGGAGTGTGGATCTCGCCTTTTCATCTGAGACACCTATTCCGAGGTGGTTTGGGCGGGAAATACTCCTGCATGGTTCAAAAAATGTTGATCTTTCAAGGCTCAAAAGTATGGGCACCGTGCTGATGAATCACAACCCGGACATAATTGTTGGAATGACGAGGACGGCGAGCGGGCTATGCAAAAGGTTCTATCGGGGAGCCTTCGCGGTGTGAGTGTGGGTTATAGGATTATCAAGGCCCGCGAGGTGCTAAAGGATGAAGAATATGAAGGCATCGAAGGGCCGGCGCTTATTGCGCTTCGCTGGATGCCTTATGAGATCAGCCTGACGCCCATACCGGCTGATGCAACAGTGGGAATCGGCAGGGAGCTTACAAGGTCCCTGGAGGGTATTGACATAGAACGATCAAAAACAACAAAGGAGGATAAAGTTATGATCAAGAGAAACAAACCGCTAATTGACGATGAGGGAACTCGCGAATTGTGGGGTTTACTTTTTAGGGTTGCGGAAATGGTTGGCGGTTTCCAATTGAAAAGTCGCGTTTCCGATTCACTTTGCGATGGGAATGAGGAAGACGTCTTACGTATGTTGAATAATGAGCTTGACCTACGTGTCACAGATCCGGACAAAGGCCCAGGTAACCGTGTTGAAGAGATTATGTCGTTCAATCAGATCGATGATGATCTCTTTTTCAGGAGTTTTGCGGACCCGGCATTATTTCCCCCGCTTTCTGGTGGCAGCTTTAAGGACGATCCGGGATTGAAGAAAGAGACAACGCGTGTAACCTCTTTCAAGCAGATTAGTGATGATGCCTTTGCCAGAGGTATTGCGAACCCAAGCCTTTTTTAGAAAAGGCAGCTTGCCACTTTAGGGATTTGAACACGATGGATTCATCACTGGAGGCGTTTGCAAAAAAGTTAGACATTGAAGATCTGATCAAAAGGATGGCGCTCTCCGGTCTTTCAGAAGACCAGATTCGATATTTTATCTTCTGTCGATATACCGACCTTCTGACGGAGCTGAAGAGGGGCATGTTGGACAGGTTTTTGGAATTTCATCTTGAACAGTTGGAATCAAGGGAAAATAAGTCTTCCAAAATTGACAAGATAAATCAGTTCATCCTCGGTTGCGATTCAATAAAAAACGATAGCTGTTGGTTTTATGATTCGTAATGGAACAAACGAGAAATAAAGAAGCTGGACCTCCTCGCAATATCGAAGCCGAAGTTGCTGTCATTGGCGGCATTCTTCTTAACAATGAGGCCTTAGGTGACTTAGTTGATTTTTTGCAGCCGGAAGATTTTTACAGCCTTAGAAATCGTGATATTTTTGAGGCCATGATTTTGCTTTATAACCTGGGTATCGAGATCGATGTCGTCAGTCTTGCGGACCGTCTGAAGAAAAAGGGGAAGTTTGAGGAGGCGGGAGGGATTGATTATCTTGCATCGTTGGTTGAAGCTATTTCCACTTCAGCGGGGGCGGCCTATCATGGAAATCTCATCCGGGAAGTTTCCGTCCGGCGACGTCTTATGGAGCACGCGCAACAGATTTTCCAAAGCTGCTCAAAGCCGTCTAAGGAAATTGATCAACTTCTGGACCAGGCGGAGCAAGGGATTTTCGACATCGCAAATAAGCGCATTCGGAAAGAGCTCAAACCTCTTGGTGATGTGCTTCAGGGAAGCTACAAACTTCTGGAGAAATCTCAGGACGGAGAGATACAGGGATTATCCACAGGTTTGATCGACTTTGATCATATGACGGCCGGGCTACAGCGAAAGGACTTGATCATCCTCGCAGGCCGGCCTGCCATGGGAAAAACAGCCCTGGCGCTTAATGTTGCCTTGTATAACGCAAAAAATGGCGCCGGCGTTGCAGTTTTTTCATTAGAGATGTCCGAAGAGCAACTCGGTTTGAGACTAATTGCCTCGGAGGCGAAGGTGGATGGGTTCAGACTACGGACTGGAAAATTGCGTGGTGAGGATTTTGATTCCCTAGTGGCCAGTGCCGACCAGATAAACGATTTTCCAATATTCATTGATGATAGTCCCAATGTTACCATTTCTGAACTCAGGGCAAAAATCAGACGGATTGAACGGCGATATCCGATTGGCCTTATCATTGTCGATTATCTTCAGCTCATGACTACCGCGAATCGGGGGGAGTCCCGCGAGAGGGAAGTTGCCGAGATTTGCCGTGGCTTAAAAGGCATGGCTAAGTCTTTTGATGTTCCGGTCCTGGCTCTTTCTCAGCTGAACCGCCGGGTTGAAGACCGGCCAAAAAAGAGGCCCGAGTTAGCTGATTTGCGCGAATCTGGCAGCATTGAGCAGGATGCCGATGTAATCTGTTTCTTGTACAGGCCGGAAGTTTATGGGCGGACAAATGAAAATCATGGCCTGGCTGAATTGATTGTTGCGAAACAGCGAAATGGTCCCATTGGTGTGATTAAACTTGTTTTTCTGGATAAGTTCACACGTTTTGAAAATTGCCTTACGAAGACAGGGAATGGGGCCACGTAGCCAAAGACATGGCTTATGGGCAGCTGGAATTACAACTTGAATAATCCAACGGTTTTATTTGAGGTCGAAGAAAAACTCGGGGAGGATGGGAGGAGAATTCATTTGGTGGTTAAAACTTCGGATGGGATTAAGGTCCGTTGGATCCCAAAGAAAGTGAGCGACTTTTATGAGTATTGCAAGGAAGGATCCATTGTCCAGGAGATCATTATACCGGAGTGGTTAGCAAAAAAGATCGGGTTGATAGGTAAATAATATGCGTGAGTACGGTCAAATTCAACTAAGGTTTTGGAGTAATCCGGATATTCAAGGGCTTGCTGATCAAGCGAAGCTCTTGGCTCTTTATTTTTTAAGTGGACCGCATTCTAATTCTCTGGGTTGCTTCAGGTGTCCACCTGGATACATCGCAGAAGATCTCCACTGGGATCTCGATATAGTTCAAAAACATCTCGATGCCTTACGTGGGATTGGGTTTTTAGAATATGATGAAAGCCTCGGTTGGGTGTTTATACCTAAATTCTTAAAGTGGAACCCGCCCCAGAATTGCAATGTTGGCAAGGGGATGTCAAAGCTAGCCGAGAATATTCCAGGTAATACGACTTTCTATAAATCCCTGATCAAGGCCGTTAAAGAATACGGTCTAAGCCGTCTAAATGACGACTTAATAAACCGTATGGAAACGGTTTACCAAACCGTATCGAAACGGTTTACCAAACCGTATCGAACTAACGAACCAGAACCAGAACCAGATAATAAGAGCTTATCTTCTAACGAAGATAAGCAGGGCGAACGCCCTGAATCTTCTCCTGATTACAGAGATGAGGATCTGAGCGCTGAACAACAAGGGTCACGTAAGCATTTCTCCTATCACCTCGGACAATATCAGGAGAAGCTTGTTACCCTTCTCAAGAAGTTTGGCGGCAATGGCCGGTCTGGCCGGATCAACGTTTATGCTTTTGTCCAGCAAAAAGCCAACGAGGGAAATGTTCATCCAAAGGCGCTTATTAAGATCCTTGAGCAGTTAGACAAGGATTGGACCTCTATCAAGAATCCGTGGGGCTGGTTGGAAACGCGGTTTCAAACTGAAGAAAAGAATTACAATGAAAAGGAATTCCAGGTTGAATCTACTGACTTTTGTAAGCAATGGTTGCAGTGGTCAAAGTCGGATGAAGCAAAAGAAATATTGAGTCACCTCAGGCCAAGAGCACCATGATTGATTGCGGGTCCTTCCTAGCGAAACACTGAACACGGTTTAAAGCGGCTCGATCTTTTCGCGCTTTTAGTATTGTTTCGGTGTTTCACTTAGAAAAATGAAAGAGGGGAGGCTTTGAAGATGATTGAAATGGTGCCCCTATAACTTATTTATTTTATTGGGAAATAAAGGGGACGTTATTGGTATAAATTTTATTAAAAAGTTTTCATTATATTGGGTGAAATCACAAAAAGAGGGCTAAAAAAATGGCAAAAGAAGTCAGAATAAAAATAGGCGGAGGAGGGGATTAAGATGTTCACGATTGAAATTGACGACAGCCAGATCCGGAAATTTATGAAGACCTCGCCTAAACGTGCGGACTGGGCCATGAGAGAAGCTCTCCTTGCGACCGGCGGGCACCTCCGAAAAAAGATTATAGAATTCATAGCCAAAGGCGGGGTCGGCTGGCCTCCTCTTTCTCCGGCCACACTGAAAATGAAGAGAAAACTTTTGGGTCAGCACAAATTCAGTACCAACCCTCTTGAGATATTCATGCGGCTCGTAAGGTACAAGGTCGGAAAATCAAAGGGCAGCCTGGTTATGACCGTAGGCTTTTTCAATACGAGAGGCTGGTTTAAAAAATATTATGGCATCGGGGCCGCGACCATAGCCAGGCTGCACGAAAAAGGGGCAAGAAGTTCCAGATACGGCAGGAGACCCATGCGGCCAATGATAGGCCCTGTGTGGCGAAAGGAACGGTCGAAAATACCGGGATATGTTGAAAGGAAATTTTTCGCGAATTTTTTCAGTAGCAAAAATCCCCGATTAAAGATTTAAGGAGGTCTGAAAATGGCTAAGGAAACCAAGGTTAAGGTAAGTGCCGATACATCGAAATATGAAAAACAAATGCGAAATATGCGGCGCTTCAATAAAAAAATCACCCAGGATATCAAGACATCATGGGTTCAAATTGCTGCAGCGATCTATGGTGTTGCGAAGGGATACGATTTTATCAAACTGGGGGCCCGGGCAAAACAAGAAACCGAGGCGTTCAGAAATATGGCCGCGAGCTATGGGGCGAACTCGGATTACATTATTCAGAAATTGAAGGAGGCCTCTGCAGGTACGGTTGATACCATGACCCTGATCAGTAAAGCTGGTACCGCCATGATGATGGGAATTGATCCTGAGAAAATATCTAAATTCATGGAGATTGCCAGGGCAACTTCCAAGATGACCGGGCAGAGCGTTACCAAGGCCTTTGAGGACATTTCTTTAGCTGTGGGTCGGCAATCCAGAATGATCCTGGATAACTTGGGTATTATCGTGCAGGTCGGAAAGGCGAATGAGGTTTATGCCCAGGAATTAGGCAAGCTCGGTAAGGACCTGACCGATGTCGAGAAAAAGCAAGCGTTTTTAAATGCGACGGTCCTGGCGGGTGAGGATCTTATGCGGCGATTAGGTAAACAGACGAAAACGACTGCAGAGATGTTCCAGAGCTTTGAGGCGTTTGTGACCAATGCGAAAGTGGCGCTTTCTAAAGGCCTCCTGGTTGCGGTTAAATGGGTCGTTATGGCTTTTACCCAGGCTGGAAAGGTGATTAATCAGACGCTTGGTCAAATTACTGGGGGATGGGGCATGATCTTTGGGTTGGTTGGGAAGTTGCCTGGCGGTGAGATGCTCGGGTTTAAGGCCCTTTCCGCAAACCTGAAAAGTATATCTGAAAATTTCAATCTCGCGGCCGAGAAGGCTAATAAATTTACGCTGGAATTGTTGGAGGTTCAACAATCTTCCGGTGCGGCATTTACAGGAGGCGGATCCGCCGCCGGCCCAGGAACTCCATCTTCCCCTGATCAAGCAAAAAGCATTGCCGAGCAGGTAGTAAGCTCGTGGAACGAAGTAATTTCAGAATCCGAGACCCTGGGCCTTTCCTATTTTTTCCGCAGGGACCAGGGCCTCCTGGAGGTGGATAGGCAGAATGAACTTGAACGCCTCCGTGTATTCGGCGAGCAGAGGATCGAGCTTATACAGACGGAACATGACGTGGCACTTTGGATGATGCAGGAAAAACAACGGAAGGAACTGGCTATCGAGGAGCATACCACAAAGATGAGAAAGTGGGGTCAGCAACAGCTTGTTGGTAATGCCATAAAGACCGGCAAGCTCATCATGGATATATCAGGTAAACAGAACAAGGCCCTTTTCCGGGCGGTCCAGGCCGTGTCAGCGGGTAAAGCCGCGATATATGCTTACCAGTCTGCGGCGAAGGCAATGGCCGAAGTACCCTGGCCGTTAAATGTAGCAGTTGCGGCGTCAAATCTTGCTTTTGGTATGGCCCAGGTTGCAAACATTATGGCGCAGAGTCCGGGAGGCGGGGCAGCCGCCGCAGGAGTGCCGGCAGTTTCAACGAGCACGGCTCCTGTTTATACTCCATACCCTGGGGGAGCTGTGGCCGGGACTGAAGCAAGAGCAACCACAAATATTTATATCGAGAATTTTGTCGGCGAAGAGAGCTGGATTGATTATTTGATCGAAAAATTAAACCAGGCGGGCGAAGCCCGGGACGTTTATATTTATGCCAGCCATGCCAGGACCGCCGAGGAGTTGGGATATTAAAATGATGAACCCAGCAGATTATACAAATATCATGAAGAGATTGAAGGAAGGCGATTTC